CGGGGGCCGGCGGGGGGGGGAGGGCGCGGTGCGGCGGCTGGCGCAGATGGCCTTCGGCAGGGCCAACGACGCGGTGCGCCTGGCCCTGCACCCCGGAGAGGTGGACCCGGAGGGGCTGGACCTCTCCGCCGTGACGGAATTCAAGGTGACGGACAAGGGCGGCGTGGAGGTGAAGCTTGCGGACCGGGTGCGGGCGCTGGAGACGCTGTGTTCCCTGCTGGAGGACAGCGGCGGCCGCGGAGCCGAGGCGCTGTACCGGGCCCTGTCGGAGGGCTGCGGCGAGGGGGAGGAGGGATGGGGCGACGGATGAGATCACGGTGTTTTCCCCCAAGCAGAGACGGGTATTGACCTGGTGGCAGTCGGAGCGGTGGGAGGCGGTTATCTGCGACGGCGCGGTGCGCAGCGGCAAGACCCTCTCCATGGGGGTGTCCTTCTTCCTGTGGGCCCAGGCCCGGTTTGACGGGCGGCAGTTTGGGCTTTGCGGAAAGACCATCGGCGCTCTGCGGCGGAATCTGCTGGCGGAGCTGGCGCCCTATCTGCGGAGCGTGGGGATGAACGTCCGGGAGCGGCGGGCGGAGAATATGCTGGTGGTGCGGTTTCTGGGACATGAGAACCGCTATCTGCTCTTTGGCGGGCGGGACGAGTCCAGCGCGGCGCTGATCCAGGGGAGCACCCTGGCGGGAGTGCTGCTGGACGAGGCGGCGCTGATGCCCCGCTCCTTCGTGGAGCAGGCCATCGCCCGGTGCAGCGTGCCGGGGAGCCGGCTGTGGTTCAACTGCAACCCGGAGGGGCCCCAGCACTGGTTTTACCGGGAGTGGATTTTGAGGGCCCGGGAGCGGCGGGCGCTGTACCTCCACTTCACCATGGAGGACAATCCCGCCCTGTCCCGGCACATCCGGGAGCGGTACCGGCGGGCCTACTCCGGGGTGTTCTACCGGCGGTTCGTGCTGGGGGAATGGACCGCCGCCCAGGGGCTGGTATACGACTTCTTTGACCGGGAGCGGGACGCCCCGGCGGCCCCGGCGGGCCCCTTTGCCCGGTGGCGGATCTCCGTGGACTACGGCACCGCCAACCCCGCCTCCTTCGGGCTGTGGGGGGAGCTGGACGGGGTGTGGTACCGGGTACAGGAGTTCTACTACAATTCCCGGAGGGCCGGACGGCAGCGGACAGACGCGGAGTACGCAGAGGATCTGGCGGCCCTGGCCGGGGGACGGGAAATCCAGCGGGTAATCGTGGACCCCTCGGCGGCCAGCTTCATCGAGGTCCTGCGGCGGAAGGGGTTCCGGGTGGTCCGGGCGGACAACGACGTGGCGGACGGCATCCGGGTGACGGCGGACCTGCTGAAACGGCGGCGGATCGTGATCTGCCAGGAATGCCGGGACTGTCTGCGGGAGATGGAGCTCTACTGCTGGGACGAGCGGCCCGGCCGGGACGCGCCCAGGAAGGAAAACGACCACGCCATGGACGAGATGCGCTATTTCGCCATGGATCTGGCAGCGGGGGACGGGGGCGGCTTTGCCGCCATGAGCGTGGAGCGGAGAATATGAGGAGGGATCAGGACTTTGAGATGGTTCAAAAAGCGGCAGGAGGAGACATCTCCCGCAGCAGTGCAGCTGCGCAGTGGAGAGCGGCATCCCTTTGGGATGCTGGAAAACTACGTGCCCCTGAGCCGGGGAGAGACCCGGCTGTACCGGGCGGTGCGGGAGGCCGTGCCGGTGGTGGACGCGGCAGTTTATAAGCTGATCCGCATGACCGGGGGCGTGACGGCCCGGTGCGGCGACCGGACGGCGGAGCGGGCGCTGGAGGAGTTTCTGCGGACCGTGCCTGTGGGGCGGGGGCAGTTCGGCGTCAACGCCTTTCTGGACTGCTATCTGGACTCGCTTCTCACCTGCGGGCGGGCCGTCGGCGAGATCGTGCCCGCCCAGGGCGGCGGGGATATTACGGCGCTGGTGTGCGGCCGGGTGGAGGACATTGAGATCCGGGAGGGGGAGCACCCGCTGGAATTTGTGATCTGCGGGGCGGACGAGCGGGGACGGATGGGCCCCCTGCCCTGTCAGGACCTGCTGCTGTTTACGCCGCTGAACCCGGAGGCGGGAAATCCCTATGGCGTGTCTCTGCTGCGGTCCCTGCCCTTTTTGTCGGAGATTCTGACGAGTATCTACCACACCATCGGCGTCAACTGGGAACGGTGCGGCAACGTGCGCTTTGCGGTTACGTGCAAAAACGGCGAGGGCGCCTCCGCGGCGGAGCGGGGGCGGCTGCTGGCGGAGGAGTGGTCCCGGGCCATGCAGGACAGCCGCAGCGGCAGCGTGCGGGACTTTGTGGCCGTGGGGGATGTGGAGATCAGGGCCATTGGCGCCGACGCGCCCATTCTGGACAGCGAGGTGCCGGTGCGGCAGATTCTGGAGCAGATTGTGGCCAAGACCGGCATTCCGCCCTTTATGCTGGGATTAAGCTGGAATTCCACGGAGCGGATGAGCTCCCAGCAGGCGGACCTGCTGACTACGGAGATCACCGCCATTCGGCGGACGCTGACGCCGGTGGTGGAGCGGATCTGCCGGATGTGGCTGCGGATGCACGGGTACACCTGCGGCTTTGCGGTGGAGTGGGACGACATCAACCTCCAGGACCAGGTGGAGGAGGCCCGGGCGGAGCTCTACCGGGAGCAGGCGAGAAAACTGAGGATTGAGAATGACGAAAAGGAAGCCGGAAGGAGAGAGCGCAATGGAATTGCGTAAGGAGCGAAGCGAGGCGGCGGCAGGACTGCCCGGACAGCAGGAGCTGGAGGCCATCAACCGGTTTGCCAGGACGCCGCTGACGGCGGAGCAGGCGTACACCTTCAGCCTGCGGCTGTGCGACAACGAGGTGGACCGGGACTTTGAGCGGTTCGACGGCGCGGCGCTGGAGCGGCTGGGGGAGCTTTTCCTGGGCAAGAGCGGCATCTTCGACCACCAGTGGTCCGCCCGGGGGCAGACGGCCCGCATCTACCGGACCGAGGTGGTGCGGGAGCCCTCCATGACCACGGCGGCGGGAGACGAGTACCGCTGGCTCAAGGGCTGGGCATACCTGCTGCGGACGGAGAAAAACTCGGACCTCATCGCCGAGATTGAGGGTGGCATCAAGAAGGAGGTCAGCGTGGGGTGCAGCGTGAGGCGCAGTGTGTGCTCCATCTGCGGCGCGGAGGAGGGCGGCTGCCAGCACGTGAAGGGACATGTCTATGACGGGAAGCTGTGCTTTACAGAGCTGCGGGAGCCTGCCGACGCCTACGAGTGGTCCTTCGTGGCGGTGCCCGCCCAGCGGAGCGCCGGAGTGCTGAAGCGGTTCGGTCAGGAGGACGGGCAGCTGACCCGGCTGCGTAAGGAGGCCGCGCTGGGGCGGCGATATCTGGCGGAGCTGCGGCGGGAGGTGGTACGCCTTGCCATGCTGGCGGACGACTGCCTGGACGGCGGCGTGTTCGCCAAGGCGGCGGAACGGATGGAGGAGCCGGAGCTGCTGGCACTGAAGGAAGCCTACGGTGCACAGGCGGCCAAACGCTTCCCGGCATCGCCCCAGCTGCGCCCCCGGCCCGCGGAGGAGGAGCGGGGCGACGCGGGGGCATTCCAGATTTGAGCCACGGGCCGGAGAGGGCGGAAAGAGGCCTCCGCCCTCCCGCCCCGAGCCATAAAAAACAGTAGGAGGACGGCAATGAGAGTTTCTTATGAGGGAATCGGCCAGTGGGCCGCCACCTTCGCCTGCAGCGGGGTGCGCGAGGGACAGGTGGTGAAAGTCAGCGAAGGCGGCACGGTGAGCGCCTGTGAGGAGGGCGGCAGCTTCTGCGGCGTGGCGCTGGCGGTGAGCCGGGGCGGCGATGCCTGTACCGTGGCCCTGGGGGGCATGGTGACCGCGGGGTACTCCGGCGGCACCGCGCCCGGCGTGGGCTGGGTCAATCTGGCGGCGGACGGCAGCGGCGGCGTAACCGCGGCGGACGGCGGGAGGAGCTATCTGGTGGTGGACGTGGACAGCAGCGTCAAGACGGTCACATTTGTACTGTAACAGGAGGAGGAAACAATGAGCTATCATTTTGAGAATCTGAAACTGGAGAAGGGCATGTACGGCCGGGGCGGCCGGACCTTTGCCCAGACGCTGGAGGAGCTGGACCCCAGCGAGCAGTACCGCGGCACGGCCCTGGAGGGGCTGGACGCCTTCCAGCGGCAGCTGAAGCGGTTTGACATCCATGTCAAGGGCGCGGGCAGCGATAGGGTGGAGAAGTTTTTCCACACCTCCGACTCCGCCGTGCTGTTCCCGGAGTTCGTCTCCCGGGTGGTGCGCCAGGGGCTGGAGGAGGAGAGCGTTCTGCCCGCCATTACCGCCACGGTGACCCGGTTTGACGGCATGGACTACCGCTCCATCGCCTCCGTGCCAACGGAGGAGCAGAAGAAGCTCCGCCGGGTGGAGGAGGGGGCGGAGATCCCTC